GAACAGGTGAAAGGATTGCAGTTCCAACTTGCCGGTATGGAGCTGGCTGAGAAAGAGAACGCAAGGATGAGGGAGATTCTCTCCGCTATCGGCATTATTTATGAATCCTATAAGACGGAGCGTCATGGATGAGGAACTTGTACGGCTGGAAGCCGAACTTGAGAAAGTGAAAGGGTGCGGGTTGAAATATCTGCCTGAATACGGTTTCTCTTCAAAAGAGGAAATCATGCAGCTTATACAGGAGGATATAAACGAATTACGCTCGGAGATGGAATGCATTCAAAAGGATTATGCTACTGACGAACTTGAAGAAGAGCGCACGAGGTTGTGCATCCTTCAGGGAATACCAAGATATTGTTGAACTTTAAAATATTCAAGAGTGATGGAAGAAAACAATCAAGTTACAGAATTACAGATTATTCAGGCCAAACAAGCGGCCGAGTTTGCAATGACACCGGTAGGACAAACCGTGAAACAGTTTGAGGTCATGCAGCGCATGGCCAACATGTACACAACAAGCACAATCGTTCCGGATACGTACAAGGGAAATGTGGGAAACTGCGTGATTGCGCTGGATATGGCCATGCGTATGGGGTGTAATCCGCTTATGTGTATGCAGAATCTTTATATCGTGCATGGCAACCCTGCTTTCAGCAGCAAGTTCCTGATTGCCACTATTAACGCAAGTGGCCGTTTCTCCCCACTCCGTTATGAGTTTAAGGGAGAAGAAGGTACGCCGGAGTACGGATGCCGCTGCATTGCTTATGAATCGTCCGACAAAGACCACAAGGAACCGCTTCATGGTGACTGGATCACCATGGGAATGGCTGAAAAGGAAGGCTGGACCAAGAAGAACGGTTCCAAATGGCAATCAATGCCAAGCCAGATGCTCCGTTATCGTGCAGCCGCTTTCTGGCAGCGTGTTTATTGCCCGGAAATCTCAATGGGGCTTATCACCAAAGAGGAGGCAGATGACATTCAGGATGCCGAATATGAGGAAATTATTGATAAATCAGCAAAAAGCAACAAACTTGCCGAAATCGCTGCAAAAGCCGCAGGAGTCAAGGATCACCCCCGCCCGGAACAACCGACAGATCAAACTCAAGACTACGCGAATAATAAACCTACTCGAAAATCATTGTTATAATGGAAATACAACATTCTATAGAATGGTTCCGTAAGCGGCTCGGTAACTTCACCGGGTCGCAAATCGGACTCCTAATGAAGAAAGGGAGAAGTGATTATTTTTCCGATACTGCCAAAACTTATATTTATCAAGTTGCATCAGAGAGGGATATGAATCCTGAAATTATCAATGATGATGTCGAGTTTGAGAAATATCTGCATCAGGTCTGTGTCAACACCAAGGCGATGCAATGGGGTACTGATCAGGAAGAAAATGCCAGAGAGCTGTATGAACGTCTGACAGGAAGACATATAGTTGAGACAGGATCATGCAAACACCCTGCCATAGAACATTTCGCAAGCAGTCCTGACGGTTATTATTACGATGAAGAAACCGGTGAAAAAGGCTGTCTGGAAATCAAATGCCCTATTCAAAGCACTTTCATGAAGTATAAAAGTGAAATACACAACAATGCGTCGCTGCTTGATGTCAAGTTCGAGTATTTCTACCAGTGCATGGCCCATATGATGTGCACAGGTGCGCAATGGACTGATTTTGTTATTTACAACCCTTTCCAGAGCAATCCTATTCATATAGTAAGGATATTGCCGGATGAAGCGGTGTTTGCCGAAATGGAGAAGCGCATTCGTGTGGCTGATGATATTGTCAAAGAACTGATTGAAGCGGAATGACGGGACAACTATTGATAAAAGAAACCCAGTTGCAACGTATCATACGTAAAACTGGAAGAAAACCATGCGAATGCAAATGCTCGTTATGCAGGATGCAATGTCACACACCATGTCTGGGTACTCCTCAGGATATAGAGAGGCTCATAGATGCCGGATATGCCGACAGGCTGGCTCCCACTTTGTGGGGAGCCGGGATAATCATGGGCGTGATTGATATTCCCATCCCCATGATTCAAGCTGTTGCGGGTGACGAATACTGCATATTTTACCATAACGGACTATGTGAACTTCATGACAAGGGATTGAAGCCTACCGAAGGACGTTTGTCACATCATTCCACACGCCTTGATAATTTCAAGGCCTCTAAAAGTATATCTTGGAATGTCGCTAAAGAATGGCTTTCCGAAGAAAATGCAGAAGTTATTGAACGTGTAGCTGATAAATTTAGTAGAAACTAAAAACAATAGAGCGATGAATACAAGCTATAAAGAAAACACCCCTAACAACTTTTGGCAAATCAGATGGCTTGACAGGTATATGGAAGGTCACAACGGGTTCATTGCAGGCGGGTGTTTTAAAAACATCCTTTCCGGTGAACGTGTAAAAGATATAGATATATTCTTTGAAAGTAACGATGACTTCCAAGATGCAGTAGATTTATTCAATAGCGACGGCTATGTGAAAGATGGCTGGAAATTTAAATATCGTAATGAAAAGGTATGTGCCTTTCAGAAAGACGGTGAAAAAATATGGATTGAATTTATCGAATCTGAATTTGGTACGCCGGAGGAAATACTTAGGAGCTTTGATTTTACCGTTGCGAAAATGGCTTATTTCAAGCAACCTAAATACGACAATAGCGATGATGATATTCCTTTTTCATCAGAAAAAATAGTTGGCTATGAATACCGGCTACTCCATCATGAAAACTTTTTCGAGCATCTTCACATGAAAAGGCTGGTTATTGATGAAAATATTCCTTTCCCAATTAGCACATGGGAGCGTACATATCGGTATAAAGGATATGGTTACAACATGTGCCGGGAAACCAAGAAAAAACTTTTAGAAGCTATTCAGAAAACGAATTTAGATTCTGCCGATTTGTCTATGTACAATAATGGTGGATGGGACTAATAAAAATATGGAACAATGAATACACAGATAGCAATCCAGGAAAGCGATCTTGAACTGATCGTCAGTGAAAAGACGTTAGGTAGTCTTACTACCAACGCAAAGCAAATCAGAGATATGGTAAAAGCCGCTTTGCCAATGTATGATATCTCCAATTATAACGATGAGAATATCGATCAGGCAAAGAAAGACAAGGCAGCTTTAAACAAGGCGGCGAAAGCCCTCAATGCCAAACGTCTTGAAATTGAGAAAGAATTCATGAAACCTTTCAGGGAGTTCAAGGACGTTGTAACCGAAACCGTGAAACTTATCGGCGAGTGCTCTGCCAAGATTGACACGGTAGTCAAGCAAAACGAACAGCAATACAAGGATAGAAAGAAAGCCACTATCAAGACTTACTTTGATGGATTGAATGTTAACCTTGTAGACTTCAATAAGGTTTTCAAGTCTGAGTGGCTCAACAAATCCGCAAGCATGAAGTCTGTATGCAACGAAATTGATTCCATATTCTCCAAAGTCGAGAACGAACTTTCCACGCTGAAGGGGTTTGGTGAGGATTTCGATGTCCTTCGTACTTATTATATGGATACGCTCAATATCGCATCCACCATCCAGTATGCCAACCGTCTGAAGGAGCAGCGTGAGCGTGCCAAAGCAGCAGAAGAAGCGCGCATCAAGGCAGAGCAGGAAAAAAAGGCTGCTGAAGAAGCGCAGATGAAAGAGGAAGCGGAACGAGCCAAACAGAATTCAGTCAATCCATTTGCAAGAGCCAGTCAGCTGGTCACCAATGAACCACCTTCCTTTGTCGAGCAAACCAAAGCTCAGGAACCGGAGCTTCTGACGAGAGCTTTTACTGTTACCACAACTCGTGAAAATATAATCGCTCTTGGTGACTTCATGAATGATAATAATATTGATTTCGACAAGATTGAACTTGCAGATACCCTATGCAATACAGATTTGAATTCCATTGTCAGAATGCTTGAATATAGTGCAAATCTGATAGACAAAACCTCTACCAAACCTTGCGAAGCAGATAAGGCAAGGCAATTCAGAAACATGATAAAGAAAATTCAAAAGAAAATAGAACAATGAAAATTACAATCAGCAAAACAACCGAGTTTGAAGCGGTCTACCTGAAAGTGGATGCAGGTGTACGCTATTGGGAAGACGCAGAAGTAAACGGAGTTAGTGATTCTGAAAATCCGCCAACTATTCCTTGTGCTGAATTTATCCATGCCGATAATGAATACCGCTGGCGACCTATTATCGACATCGACAATGGAGTTATCACTAATTGGGAAAAAGGTTTTACCGCACAAGTTCACTATAAGGTATGCGATGATGGCATTTATACAGTTACTGATAAAGATGGCAACATCATTGTTGAGCATGAGGGTTACGTTCCATCCATCATGTGCCCGGAAGATGAAGGATATGGCGACTACATCATTATGAATATTGACGAAAATGGATTTATTCAAGGATGGGAAAAAGAATTGATTAGTAGAATTATAAAAAAGTATGAGGATTAAATGAAAGCATTATTTAAAATGGACTTCGATTGCGGAAGAATGGGCAATCTTGAAGGAGTATTTATTGCAGACACAGAAGATGTCGAATACTTAGTGAATAACAAAATCAGTGTTTACTTCGGTGAAGTACTTGGCAAACACTCTGAAATATCCGGGTGTGTGGCTGAAAGTGAAATCAAACAAATAACCACCGATGAAAATGTAATCAAGATAGTTGAAGAATATGGGCTCAACAGTGGGTATAATCCATTTGAATACACTCTTTGTACATCAGAAACGGAAGATATACCAGACAACGGAGTTGATTGGGATGATTGTACTGTACAAGAATACATAGACTTTATGAGGAAAGGTATAATACCCCAATATTACGAGAAAGATTATAAAGAATGGCTAAGTAGCCAAAAGGAGGATTAAATCATGCAAGACTATATTTCAGATTGGTTCATCCCGATGGACTTTGGGTATGACATTCCGGACGAAGAGCCGGACGGTGAGGACAACTTTAATTTTGACTGAGAGTGGTATGAAAGAGTATATTTATTTAATCCTGTTTCTGATAATAGGAATTGTTGTCGGGAATAGGGTATTCAATCACTTACACGCATGGCTGGGCGTAACAATAATATCAGCCACAATAATTTTCTTTATTTACAAACTGATTAAAACATTGAAAGATGAAAAGACTGATTAAGTTAACGATGGTATGTATGACCTTAGTAATGTTTGTCTCCTGTGAGAGAGTAGCCCCTAATTATGCAGGTGTCCTTATGGAGAATTACGGCAAGCAGGGAAAGGAGGATTTCAAGATTGTTTCCGGCAAAGTGTCCACATGGGAATTGGGCACAGAACTTTTTCAGGTTCCGCTATTCGATCAGCGTGGAGAATTCGCTGAAGCTGTCACACTGAAAGCTGCCGACAACACGGAGTTCAAGGCGTGTCCTACATACAGCTATAAAGTTATCAAGAACCGTGCCATTGATGTTGTCTTTGACAACAAGCATATTGGCCGTGGAAGTGACTTTATGTCTTCGTTGGAAGATAACATCTTGGAACCACGTATATATGATTTGATAAAGGAAGAAAGTCGAAAGCATAAGACCGATAGCCTGATGGCTGACGGAGGGTCGTTGGTATTTGAGAAACGGTTGGAACAGATAGTTGACATGGAGTTTGAAAAAAGAGGTCTGCAACTGCTCACATTCTCCGCACAACTGGAGTTCTCCGAAAAGGTCCGTGAGAAGATTGACAGCCGGAATGAAGTGAACACCAATATATCCGTACTGGACCAACAGATTGAGGAACAGAAGAAACGCAACGAGCTGGAACAGTTGAAAACCGAACAGGCTCTTATCCAGTCAAAAGGTCTTACCAAAGAAATTCTTTACAAACAGTTCATTGACAAATGGGATGGGAAGTCGCCGATTTACGGTTCTATCCCTGATTTGATCAGAATACAGAAATAACTTTGTTACCTTGCCTTCCCGGTCTGTGAAGATAGGGAGGCAAACGGGAGGTTGGCGGAAATGGCAGACGCTAATCAAGATGTAAGGTGCAAAATTCTAGGATAACCGTTAATATCCAAGCCGGCAACCTACGAGACATCTTAGGGGAGCTGACTTGAAATCAGTGAACTGCAAAAACACCACTCATGCAGGTTCGAATCCTGCACCTCCCACTATAAATGAATAAACGTTGAATATCAAACTTTAAAAGAATTAATTATGATGCATACTTGGTTTGAATGCAAAATCCGTTACGAAAAGGTAATGGAAAACGGCATGAACAAGAAAGTAACTGAACCCTATCTGGTTGACGCGTTGAGCTTTACTGAAGCAGAAGCCCGTATCATTGAAGAAATCACTCCGTATATCA